CATGTCTTAAATGCCTCATTATCATCAGGAGGACAATTTTTAATTGTAGATGTTGCGCCTGGCACAACACCAATAGAACCCATTATCATGGGTTTTTGTTTATCGTTGTCTATGTAAAATCCTGTTACCCAACAACCTGGTATCAATTGAGGATGACCTCCGCCAATATTACCAGGCATAAAAGGAACATTGACTGGCATCATCACAGTAGCCCAAGGTAAATCCTTCGTATCAAGAATCTCCTTTTTTGAAGGATGATCTCCTACGATTCTTACCTTATAACGGTATCCGCCTTTGTTGTTTTTTTCATCAGAAGCGGTTCCCTCTACTTGACCAACCCACCATGGAAACCCATCGTTTCCTATTTTTTGAGTTGGTGCAATTCTTGATAATGCCTCATCCATACTAATCGTCGTAAATTAAACACTCTGGTTCTTCTGGATGTTGATCGCAGAATAACTCAATAGCATTCGGATCATGATGATCTCCTGCATCAATCTCTTCTTTGTGATGCTCAACATATTCTTCTAGATCATGCAATTCGCCCTCAATATGGCGACGCATCTGTGGATTAGTTGTTGGATCGTTTAAAATCTCCTTATCCTTCTCAATATGTTGTTCTATTGTTTTTTCGTTTTCCATAGGTAGTACCTCCTTTCTTTATTTATTGCCTCGTTTAGAAGGGATATCTTTCATTCCATAAGAGTCCCTAAACAATCTTAGCGTAGTTTTTAGAGTTGCGTTATCTGAATTCACAAAACTATAAGATTGTGTTGTTTCCTTAATAAGGTAAACTCCACTACTCTCCTCATCAAATGGTTGTTTCTTCTTTAGTGCATCAGCTAACTTACTTTGAATCCTAAGATCAATTCTATCACCAGCACATATAAGTGGATTGCCAGGAATTCTTATTGTACCCTCTTGATTTTTTAACAACTGGGTTCTTGCTGCTCCTTGTGCTGCATAATATTTTTGCCAGTCTGCAAATTTGTTTGGATCTGTTGCTTTTTCATCTTCTGGATTGGCGATGCCTGGTTCATTATACCATGCCTCATGATCTAACATCATGGACATGATTCTTGTTGGGAAATCCGACAATTCAATTTGATTAGCAGGAATCAATGAGACACTCTCCTGTCCACCTAGATGTGCCATGTTATCATAACTATCTTTAATTTTGTACACATATTCTTCATATTGTCCCGTAGAGGAATTAAAAAATACCATCAATGAAGAATATTTACCCTGTCTCAGGGATGACATTAAATTAATCTCTGATGTAAATGTTGCATTCTCTATAAGAAATCTTTGATCTCCAGATACATCAGTGTTTGCTTCTAGCTCAATGTAAGGACCCCATGTTGAATTATCGTTATTAAATAAATCTTCACCTCTATTTGCATTACTTTTACGTAAATCATCTAACATGGGTGCAGCATATTTACCTCCTGTCTCGTCACATAACGCATCAATAGAAAAAAAGTTATATCCTCTACGAGTTTCCCAAAAGAAAAATCCAGCACTACCTTTTATTTGTTGTGCAGTCTCGGCAGTATTTTCATTGGTAACCCCTCTGTAGTTAGTTTTTGAGGAGACAGATTTTCTTAAAAGATTTGCAATAATATCAAACGGTCTATTTCTAGCAGGATTCATTCTAATCTCAAATCTAGATGGTTCTGAAAATAACTCTTTTACGGAATTTAGATATGGTTTACCTAAAAGTTTTGCAACAATTGCCTCAGCATTTCCAGTGAGAGGATCCATTACCCTAGTTCCCTCATTTATCAATGCTTCTGGAGAGATTAACTTTATGACATAGGTTTGTATTTTATTTTTTATAGTTCTTTCCTTAATACCAGCAATAACAAATTCATATTTTATGGGTTTTTCATCAAAGGTAGTTTTTAACTCCATTGAGATATTCTCACCACCTTGAATAGGATAAGTGTTTATAAAATCCACAGTGTCACTAATCAATAGTGATCCTGCCATGCATGGTGACGCGATGCTCTCATGTACTTGAAACGCACCAATTTTATCAGATCCTATGGACTGTTTATCAGAACCTGCTCTGGATATTACACATGAAACTAATGAAGCTTGAGAAGAATGTTGTTCTTTCATTATTACTTACTCGCTAAACTGTACGAAGCTATAAAATCGTTAACATCTGCTGGGAAACTAGGATCTGTTAAATCTGCAGGTGAACCACCAGTATTAGCTGCAGCATAATTGTTATTGATAATCGTAGTTGGCATCATCATCGTTCCCATGCTTGTATTTGCAGATGATTTATTCAAGTTATTTGCTACTTCACCTGATTGAGAAGCACTTGACAACATGGATATTTGCATATCAGGATCCAATATATTCATTTGACGCAATCTCTCAAAATTTTTATGAAGGAATGTGCCTGGTGGATGAGGATTTGGTTGATCTGTTCCCTCAGGATGATCACTGTTATATCTTAAATTTTCTAACTTTTTACTACCACCTTTACCTCTAAAGAAGAAATTGGCAAGTGATTGTGCTGTTGCACTACCAAATACTGAACCAGCAATCTCTCCCTCTGCACCATCCAATGGAAGAAATGCTTCTTTACCTTTCTCACCTGCTAATACAGGAGTTGCTGCTGATAATAGTCCACCATTTGCCATGGGCATCATACCCATGTCTCTACCAAGCAAATATCCATCAATAACTAGACCAGCACTACCACCAACACCAGTCGCACCAAGAATACCAGAGGTAATTTCAAGTCCAGCACCAAGCAAATCCCCTTTTAATGCACGTTCAATACCAAAATATATACCAGCAAGACCAGCTATAACTGGTAATTTTTTCAGAATTGATCTACCAACTGCTTTTGCTCCAAGTTTGCCTGCTCCCTTTGCTCCTATTTTAGCGACTTCATCAGTGCCACTTAACATTTTTTGAGCAACAGTTTTTTTAGCTGCTGTTTTAAATGGTGATTTTGCTTTTCTTGCCCACTTAGAAAAATTGTCATCACCTATAATTCCACGTAGAACCGCATCTGCCTCTTTCTCAGAGAATTGTTTATATCCAAATTCTGGTAATAGACCTGATCTCAAATTAGAGTATAATTTTACAGCATCATCCGCATTCCGAATATTATCCATATTTCTCATAGTAGCATCTAATACATCACTTCCTCCCTTAATACCCAGTCCTTTCATTGCACTAGCATCAGCAAGAGCGTCAATAGCATCAACATTCTTTCCTAGATTTGCCATCATTATATCTGTTGGATCATCAAGGAAAAAATCAACGGGGAGATTGCTCATTTTCGTGGCGGCTGTCTTTCCAAACATTTTTTTAACTCTATTCACTGCACCTACTGACTTCTCCATTAATGCAGTACCACCAGTTTTTACGGCAGCTAATGATGTTTCTCCAAACGTTCTAGCATTTTTAATGAGATTAGGTGATCCACTTACACCCAATCTTTTGAAAGATTTTTGTATAGTTCTGTTTCCTGCGAGTTTAATAGCTGCTTGATCAGCACTCTTTGTTAAAGCACCAGCAGTTTGTCCAGCAGCAGGTAAAGCTGGTAAGTTCTGTGTTACTTTACTAGTGGTAATTCCGAACTTTTTACCAAGTTTTGGAGATGCTTTTGCTAATAATTTTTGTGTTCCAGTCTTTTTACCTAAAAGTTGAGAAGAAAGAAAACTAGTAAGAGCACCTTGCCGATTGCCACCGCCACCGCCACCTCCAGTACCAGAAGGTGTAACATTGATCATTCCACGACCACTACCACCACCGCCAAATCCACCAAATCTACGACGACCACCACGCTCTAAACCAGCTTCCTCTGAACGAGCACGTTGACGAGCTCCTTCTCTTTGCATATGGTTTAGGAACGCTTGCATAAACGCACCATTACGTATCGTTTGTCTTGCTACATCCTCCTGTGCTCTGGCAAGATCATTCATGCCAACAGCCAAAGCGTTCAAAGATTGAGATATATCAACTAATCCACCCTCTACACCACGAAGTCCACTTACCAATGCACCTGTGAGTGGCATAGTAGCAGTTTGTATTTCATTGGTTACTTTATAGTCAAATCCACCACGAAATCTACTCTTAAAATCTCCTGTAGGATTGGTTCCTGCACCACCTACACCTAATCTGCCCTTGGTTCTGGCAATTCTATCTCCGCCAAATCTTGAACCAAGGGCTCTCTTAAAAAAATATCCTCTCCCTATTCCTGCCTCTTCTAGTGATGTTCCACCTAATTCTGCCTGTTCCTCGGCAAAAGCACGCTCATCCGATGCCATATCGGAAGCTTCCTTAAGACGCCTTCCAATCTGACTTGCGATCATACCCAGATAATCCATATTACCTGTGGTATCAACGTATGATACGGTTCCTGCTGCCATTACCTTTTTTGTTTTTCTTGTTCTTGTTTAACTTGCTCTAAGTATTGCATTAATAATGAGACATATACTTGTCTCTCAAATGGCATCATATTTTCAATTTCACTCAAGCTGTATTTATGGTGTTGCATCAAAGCAAAGTTAGTCTTGTAATACCCCTCCAAAGTATTGTGGAAGAGTGCTATCCGAAAAAACTCTGTAATCCTCTCAGAGTATATTCTGATTCTACACCAGTGTTGGGATTTTTGACTTTGAATGAATGTTCCAGTCTTGGAGAGGTCTCAAAAAACGCTTGTATTTTTTCCAATTGTGGATTTGTCAGACTCTCTACAAATTGAATAAATTCTTTTTTGCTAGTAGTGGACTCATCAAATACCTCTTCACCTTGAAATATTTGATCAATAGATTCTGCAACAACCTTAATTACATCAAATTCCTTATTTTGAGCAAATTGTCCTTGAACAAATCCATCAAAAGTAGGATATTTCATAATCACACCTAAATCATCGGTTAACATGATTTTATTGGTATGTCCTTTGGGAAAAATCACCTTAGCTTCGGTAATATTCAAATTATATTGTACTTGTGTTGTCTCGTCATCCTGACAAGTAACGTTCATTTGTACAATTTCTCCAACCGATACAGCACGAACATTTAAGAAAATATACTCTAAATCAAAAGATGCAAGATTATCAAGCTTTATCTTTGATAAAACGCAAGATTTTAATAAATTAAATACAGCATCTTTGATGTTCTCCTCATTATCCGTCTCCAGTGCCATCAATAGCACTTTTTCCTCTTTTACCAAGAAAGGACGAAATTTAATTTTTTTCTTATTGGACGGAACTACCAAATCATAAGTTGGTAGATCCATGGTTGGCAATGCCATAATATCTACTCCAAGGTCATATTTATATTTAGCGACTTTTCAAGCAAAAAAATAGCGGAAAAATTTTTCCCGCTTTTATGGAATTGAAAAGTCAATTTTGCTAGAATTCTTTGTGAAGTAAAAATCTACTTCTAGTTTTTTCTACTTTAGTAGTCTTTTCTTTTACAACTTTCTCTTCTGTCTTCTCTTTCTTATTGAATGGTAACAGTGCAATGTCATTACCGATAACGCTATGTCTAGAGTAATATAATTGACATGTAACTTTTGTTAAGATATTTGATCCAAATTGTAGAGGCACAGCATCAATAGCAAACGGCCATGCTCTCTCCAACAGATAGGTCACTGATGGTCTCAATGGAGCTGATGGAGGACCTATTTCTGTTTTTGTAATTCTAACGGTTCTGCAATAACTTTGTGGAAGTCTCAATTTATTCGTTCTGTTTGCGTTAGGTGGTGTTATTGATCTGTTCTCAAATTCCTCTACTTCACTCAATTCTGGTTCTCCAAATATTTGACCATGCCATTTGTTTAGATACTTTAATGGTGTCATATTAGCATCACACTGAAATCCAAGTGAAACTTCTGTGAAGATACGAGTATGTGGATAATTTACTTGACCCTCGCCCACATATCTACCCTCAATAGTTCCAGTTCCTGTTCCTATGTCAGGAAGTTGTGCCTCATCACATAGAAATTGAAATATATTATTCTCAGCAGCTAGTCCACTTCCCTCAGGTTCATCCTCTATGATGTCAACCACAAAACTATTTGACAGTGATATACCGCCATTAGCATTCATTGTAGCTAAAAACTCATTGATGGACACGCTAAATACCTATGTTGGATCATTTTATATTTATGGCGTATTCTGGGTATTATAAACCTATACACCCTGAGAAGTATCGTGGCAACCCAACAAATATTATTTACAGATCACTTTGGGAACGCAAGTTCATGGTGTTCTGTGATAATAACCCAAGTATATTACAGTGGGGAAGTGAAGAAGTTATCATACCATACAGGGCTCCTGATGGTAAAATAAGAAGATACTATCCAGATTTTTGGATTAAAGTTCGTGAAAAATCTGGTAAGATCACAAAGTATATAATTGAAATAAAACCCAAAAAACAAACACAACCACCGAATGTTAAAAACAAAAAGACTGCCAAGTATCGTA